GCTGAAGAAATTAATCAAGAATTGGTGAATGCCAGAAAACAAATTGAAGGGCTAAACAATTTTGCAAACGAGCGGTTTGACGAGATTCAGAAAGTTCGCAAGGAGCGCGACGAGGCGAGGGAGGTATTGAAGGAAATCGCCGAAGCAATCGGCTTCGACAACATAGGAAACTGGGCAAGGAACAAAGCCTTGGAGGCGCTGAAAACCAAGTGAACTGGACACATGAACAACTCCGAAACCTCGGCTACCGGCAAAACCCCGATGGCAGCTACTCTCACACTTCAACTTCCGGGATACCTCACCCCAAGCCTCAACCGGCTCCTCGGACAACATTGGACTGCCCTGCAAAAGGAGAAAGTCCGCGCCCGCCGCGCACTCGACTCCGCATTGAAAGAAAATCCATTCGCCTACTTGATGCAGACAACTACGCAGGAGGATGCAAGCCGCTCATCGACCAGTTGCGCTACGCAAAGCTCATCCCGGACGACGACCCGGAAAGCGTCGAAATCCTCTTTGTTCAAACCAAAGTCCAAACCAAGAAAGAAGAAATGACCCAAGTGGAAATCACGCGAAGCTACGGGGATTCTAAAGGGGGATGACGAAAACTTGTCAAGGTCAATTTTGACTGATACCATATAAAGCCATGGCGACGAAACCAAAGAAAAAGCAAGGCAGGCCGACGAAGTTCACCCAAGAACTCGCCGATCTGATCTGTTTCCGCATCGCCAATGGCGAAACCCTGCGGGCGATTTGCCGAGACATCGACCTTCCGCCTTCCACGGTGATCGAGTGGACGATGAACAACAAAACCTTTTCCGAACAATACGCGCAATCGCGCCAGAAGCAGGCCGACGCTTACGCCGACATGATCCTCGACGAGGCGTTCAACTCGCACGACGCGCAGATCGGGCGGCTCCGGGTGGACGCGCTCAAATGGGTGGCCAGCAAGCTCGCGCCGAAACGCTACGGGGACAAGGTCGAGGTCGAGCAAACCGGGACGCAAAAAATCCGGGTGATCATGGGCGGCGATGTCTGAGTCGGAATTTGAAATCCGCCCGCGCAGGCAATTCCGCACCTATCTGGAGCGGGGGAAACGCTGGGCCTGCATGGTGGTGCATCGGCGCGGAGGAAAAACCTTTGGGTGCATTCAAGACCTGCTGAACAAGGCATTCACCACCGAGCGCCCCGGCCCGCCGCTGCGGTTCGCCTACATCGCGCCGACGCGAGACCAGGCGAAGGACATTGCGTGGGGTTACATCAAGACCTTCCTCTCGCCGCTCCCCGGCGTGAGGATCAACGAGGCCGATCTCATCGCGACCTTGCCGCACGGCGCGACGATCCGGCTTTACTCCGGGGAAAGCTACGAGCGGATGCGCGGTCTTTACCTCGATGGCGTGGTCATCGACGAATACGCCGACATCGACCCGGCGGCTTGGCATTCAGTCGTCCGGCCCTGCCTGTCCGACTACAACGGGTGGGCGACTTTTATCGGGACACCGAAAGGCAGGAATGCATTCTGGCGTTTGTGGAACGACGCCTGCGGGAATTCCGAATGGTTCACGCTCATGCTCAAGGCCAGCGACAGCGGAATCATTCCCGAGGAGGAACTCCGCGACATTCGCAAGGGAACCCCGGCACACATTTTTGAGCAGGAATACGAATGCTCGTTTGCCATCGGCAGGCCCGGGGCGATCTATGTCCGCGCTCTCGAAAAGGCCCGCGCCGAGAAACGCATCAGCAACGACATTTTGTGGTTTAAAGAACTCCCGGTCTACACCTCATGGGATGTTGGCGCTCCGCTCAACCAAAAGGTCTGGATTTGGCAAATGGTGGGCGACCGGATCAACTATCTGGAGGCATTGAGCGGGGATGATGAGTGCAAGACGCCTGCGGACTGGGCTGCGAGGCTCAAGGCCAAGCAGTATGCCTACGGAGCGCATTTCCTTCCTCACGATGCCAGCACCGAGAACGGTGGACTCTGGCAAGGGGCGCTCGCGACCGCGGGGTTGACCGGTGTGGTGCCGGTGCCGCGGCAATTGAGCGTGTGGGATGGCATCAATTTGGCGAACGATGCGTTCCCGCGAATCCATTTTGCCGAGGCCGGGTGCGTCGATGGACTCGATGCGCTAGATGCCTACCATTCCAAAGAGGAGCGCGATGGCGTCACGATCAAGGATGTGCCGGTGCATGATTGGGCGAGCCACTATTCCGATGCGTTCTCGCTTTCTCATCAAGCGATCTCCAGAGGCATGGTGATCGACCGCAGCGCGATTGCCCGCAAGCCGACATCCGGCAACCCGGTCAAAGTCATGGCAGGATTCCGAGGCGGGTTCTCGCGGGTGAGGCGATGAATCGCGAACTGGAACTCCAAATCCTCGATCTCTACCGGCGCTACCCGCAGGCGCGATCCTTCGCCGAGGAGGTCGAACTCACCTCATGGAATGGGGTCGTCATCAACACCGAGGATTTCTTCATGCTCGCCCGCCCGGTGGACATCCACGACCCCGAAGAACGCTGGCGTGACGCCGCGCACACATACCACCGGTTGTGTCAGAACTGCTGGCTCATCACCATATATTGTGGTATCAGTCAAAATAACCCTTGCAATTTTGCTCCCTATCAGTTGCCCTACATCGCATGGAGTCGGCGAGACCGCCCGCTCCGAGTTTATTCAACTTCAAAACTCCTACCGCGATGCGACTCACTGACCATTCCGAAAACCCCATCCTCTCACCCTGCCTAGCGTGGTTTGGCGGCGGCGGACGCAAAGGCCCAAGCAAGCAAGAGCAGCAGCAGGCCCAGCAGCAACAGAACCAGATGCAGCAGGCGGCGGTAGATCAAGCGGCGGCGCAGCAACGCCAGATGGAAATGCAACGCCAGCAGTTTGAGGAACAGAAACGCCAGCAAGCCGAGGCGCTCCGCCAGATGGAACTCAACAAACCCGCGCCCGGAGCGCAAGTCGTGCAAGGTGATGCCGAGGGGGACATGAGACGGCAAGCGGCTCAACGCCGTGGAATGCGCCGTTCGATCCTCGCCGGGGAATCCGATCAAGGGTCAGGTGATTCCTCCACACTTGGCTGACCTGTTTTGACTGATACCAAATGAAGACCGAACTCGCCGGGAAGATTCTGCGGAAACACGCTGAAATGGTCGCGGCACGGGCGACATGGGAAAGCCTCTGGGAGGAGATCGCCAAGTTTGTGATGCCGCGCAAGGCCGGGGTCTTCTCGGCCTCCTCGCAGCCGGACATGGCTGATGAGACGGCGCTGTTCGACGCCACCGCCGTGCGGGCAAATATGATCCTTGCGAACGGTCAACTCGCGTGGATGACGCCAATGGAGAGCCGCTGGTTCTCCATGGATCCGCCCAAGGAGATGGAGAGCGAGGATTCAATCGAGCAATGGTTCAAGCGTTGCACCGAGGTCGTGCAGGCCGAACTCTCGCGGTCGAATTTCTACACCGAAATCCACGAACTTTATCTCGACCGGGGATGCTACGGCACCGCCGCGATCCTGGTCGAAGCGGGACGCAACTCGGCGCTCAACTTCACCAAGCTCGATGTTGGCACCTTTGCGATCTCGGAGAACGACGAGGGCTATGTGGACACACTTTCCCGCGAATACGAAATGACCGCCCGGCAGGCCGCGCTGAAATTCGGCGAGGAGAAATTGCCCGAGGCGATGAAGGTCGAACTCCAGAAGGAGACAAGCCACCGGAAATTCACCTGCGTCCACATGATCTACCCTCGCGGCCCCGGGGAAATCCAGCAGGGCAAGCGCGACGGCGCGAATAAACCCTACGCGAGCGTGTATGTGGACAAGGCGAGCAAGGAGGTCTTGGCCTCGACCGGCTACGACGAGCAACCGTTTTTTGTGACCCGCTACCTCAAATGGAAAAACTGCGAGGTCTATGGCTATTCCCCAAGCTGGATGGCGCTCCCCGAGGCCAAGCAACTTAACTTTCTCGAAAAGCAACTCGACTCGCTCGCGGAACTCGCCGCATTCCCACGCATCCTCATCCCCGCCGGGTTCGATGGTGACATCGATCTCCGTGCGGGGGGCGTGACCTATTTCGATCCCAACAATCCCTCGGCGACTCCCAAAGAGTGGAACACAACGGGTCGCTACGACATCGGCATCGCCCGCGCCGAGTGGAAACGCAACGCGATCAACGAGGCGTTCCATGTCGATCTTTTCAAGATGTTCGCGCAACTCGAAAAGCAGATGACGGCCCGCGAGGTCGCCGAGCGCAGCGCCGAAAAATTGATCCAGTTCTCGCCCACCTTTTCGCGGATGACGACCGAGCTTTTCAATCCGCTCCTGCGCCGGGTCTTTGCGATTCTCGCCCGCCAAGGGAAATTCCCGCCACCGCCGCAGGAACTCGCGATGAGCGGGTTCATTCCCGAACCCGATGTGTCCTACAACAGCCGGATCGCGCTCGCGGTGAAGCAACTTGAAAACATGGCGTTCATCCGCTCCAGCGAGATGCTCCTGCCTTACGCGAACATCAAGCCCGAGATGCTCGACAACTTCGACTTCGACGAGATCACCCGCGACATGGCCCGCAACGACGGATTGCCCGCCCGCTGGCTCATGGACGAAGAAATGGTCGCGCAAATGCGAGCCGACCGGGCGCAGGCCGCGCAGGCCCAAATGCAGGCCGAGCAACTGGAGCGCACCGCCAGCGCCCTCGGCAAAGCCGGGGCCGTGAAGCAGGATTCCGTTCTCGCGGGAATGCTCCCCGGAATGGCAGCGGCATGATGGCACCCATCGACAAGGCCGAGGCGCTCAAACGCGAACGCGAGCGTCAGAAAACCATCAGCGCGTATCAGCGGATTTTCAGCAGCAAGGACGGCCAAACGGTCATTGCGGACATGAAGCACCAGTTCGCCACCGAGTCCCAAGTTTTCCTCCCCGGCTACGACTACAACCCCGTGGTCGCTGCGCTCCGCGACGGTCAGCGCGGAGTTATTCTCCACATCGAAGCGATGCTCCGCAGGCCGGTGATCGCCGACGGCAACATCGAGGAACCCAAACGCAAAATCAAAAAATGAGCAAAACCAAAACCATCCCGCCGCAACCCGAGATCGATCCAATGCTCGGCGACAAAACCCACGCCTATGTGGAGTGGCTTCGCGACTACCACCCCGAGCAATTCAAGGCGCAATACGCGACCCGCACAACCCACCTCGGCTTCGTCACCGAGGACGGAACCATCGTCAACTCGCCGGTCGAATAACGCTGTTTTGACTGATACCATTTATGGAAGAAACCATCGACACCTCCTCCGAGCAGTCCCTGCTCGACACGGGAGCCGATAGCACCAACGCCGACTCGTCGGCATCGTCGCAGCCCGCTGCGGAAACCAACACGCAACCCTCGACCGGTTATGTCAACCCGGACGGCACCTTCGCGGACAAGTGGCTCGATGCCCTGCCCGAGGACGCCAAGGACTACAAGGACACGCTCGCCAAATACAAAAGCGTTCCCGACATGGCCAAGGCGCTCGCGAACGCGAATGCGCTCATCGGAAAAAAACTCGGAGTCCCCAGCGAGAAATCCTCGCCCGAAGAGGTCGCCGCTTTCCGCAAGGCGCTCGGCGTTCCCGACACGCTCGACGACTACAAATTCGCACCGGACGCGCTGCCGGAAGGCATGACATGGAACGACGATTTCGCGAAGCCATTTGCCGAGATCGCGCACAAGCACAATGTGCCACCAGGCGCGATGAAGGCGCTCGCCAACCAGTTCGCGCATTACGAGAAGGTCAAGCTGGAGGCGCTGCAATCCACCTTTGAAAAGCAACGCACCGATGCGGTCGGCACACTTCAAAAGGAATGGGGAAATGAATTCGACAAGAACATCGGACTCGCCAAGCAGGCCGCAAAGATGGCCGGGGTCAACGCGAACTCGCACGGGTTCAGCGATCCCGAGGTCGTGCGCGGATTTGTTCGCATGGCGCAGATGATGAGCGAGGACAAGATGGGCCGTGGGATGCAAAGCGCCGAGATGATGACCGGCCAATCCCGCGCCATGGACATCATGCGAAATGCTGAAAACCCGTGGCACAAACGCTACCAAGAAGGCGACAGCGAGGCCGTGTCGCTGGTCAACAGCCTCCTCAAAAACGGGTGACAATTTGC